AATGCCTCGTTTATTAATCTTTTCTAGGCGGTCTTCGCCAATAATCTTTACTAGGTGTGGGGCTACGGTTACTTCGCCACTCGACACCGCAATATCTACAAGGTTTGAATGCCGTTCGAAGTCGTCTGTGGACAGACCCCGGCGAACCGCTTCCTTTTGGGCATCCATAATCATCTTGCGGATATCTTGCTCTCCTGCGAACTCGACGGCAGCCGCATTTATAACATACGTACCCTCTGGAGCCTTCATAGGACGGTCGTCAGCGACTTTATCGGCTTCGGAGACCTGTGATGGCGGGCGGTCTACAAAACCAGTCTGTGAGGCTTGTACCCCCGGTGGCGGGGTTCCCATTGCGTAGCCCTGTACTTTACCGCCCTTGGCGTGGGAAAGACCGAAGCCACCGCCAGCACCATATCCAGCTTCGTCTCCTGAAGGTCCTTCATATCCGCCATCGCCGCCGCCACTACTTCGTTCAATCTCTCTCTGAGATTGGCTGGCTCTCGCATCATTATAAGCATCTTGAGCCGCTTGTTCCTGTTGTCTGCTTGCCTGCGCCTTGGCAGCCTTTTGTGATTTGATACCAGAAATAATGTCCTTTAACTTGCCCTCTCCTTTACGTGCAGCAGACAATGCTTTAGAAGCTTCAATTTTAGTAATGTCTTCTGTTTTGGCAAGAGATTCTAAATCACTTGCGCGACCCAGCATTGAAACACGACCGTATGCGTCCATGTAAGCACCAGTATCGGTATAACGACCACCACCTGAAAGCTGACCACTGTACCCCGCATCTTCGAACCTAACCGCATCTTTACCTGTGTAATCGAAACCAAAGGTTCCACCGAAGGTGCTTGGGACAAACCCCCGTTGCACAGCTTCAATGCTTCTTAAAGTATTGTTGTCTAGGCCGCGCGTGTTTCCTGTGTAGGTGAAGGTTCCGGCTTTGCGGGTTATGCCGCCTGCCCCGGGTCCACTTCCAAATTTCATAGAGAAGCCGATGTCAACGCCTGATAATCCTTTACTAGATGCTACGGGATTTCCATAGGCATCTGTTTCTTCATCTCCCGCTGTCATAAACTCGCCAGCCTTAGGGCCGGTTGTGTGCGCCCTCATAACAGCGCGATTATACGCCCTATCATCATACTGAATGGAGTGAACCCCATTCGCAAAAGCTCCTAAAATACCATCCGGCACGGGTGACATTTCACCAAAGGCATTCTTTACTGAAGTAGTGCTAAGTACAACAGAACCAACAGCAGCCATTGGAAGACTCCCTACTGCTGCAATAGCCCCTTTTGCTGCAGTTCTACCATCTAATTTTGTATCCGTCAGGTCTTTCCCAACACGGTCAGCAAGCCCCTTGGTTCCCGCTGAAAAGTCTATGTCCCCGAACCTACCAGATGTGAGAGGTTCCACGACATTTGAAATAAAGTCTACCCGGTCTGCCATCCCCGGCGGCTTTTCAGCAGAGAGATAATCAGAATATTGTTCGTACTCATGGTGGCCTGTCTCTAAATCGGTATTGTAACTAATCCCAGTCCCGCCCGGAAACATTGAACCACCTACAAAGTCTCCTTGGATACTTGTGGCATCTAGAACATTAAGGGCATCGTCTTGGCTGTCGCCGTCACCCTCACCAGCTATACCATACTCTTCCAGTTCCGTAATATCATCAGGGTCGGCGACATCAATACCCGTAGCTTCCAAGGTACTTGTATCTAGGGCCTGTCTGTAAAAATCAACAGGGCCAGAAGTATATGTATCCCGGCTAATAGCTTCAGGAGTAAAGAAGGATGGTGGGTTAGTTGCCATTTTTAACTATTGCCTCGTGGTTAACCTTCAACTGAAGGAGCGTTTCCAGTAAAGCCGCTTTCCCCTGCAGTTGGCGCAGTTCCGACTCCGATTGTGCCGTTACCAGACCCCTGTGCGTCTGTTCCTTCAGGACTTGGAGATACGCCTCCAGCCCCTGCCATACCTGCGGCTGTGCCATCAGCGGCCCCAGCAGCGTCGCCTGTTCCTTGCTGTACATTTGCCATCATTCCTTTTAACATCTGTGCGTAGAGTTGTGCTTGGTTGGCATCGTTGACTAGGCTGTCGGGGTCGATATCCTGAGAGATAGCCAATTCCCGCATCAAGTTCGGTATCTTGATGAATGGAGCAAGCATAGGGTTTGCGACGGTTTGCAACAGGGACGTTAACCGCTGTGTGCGAACCTCTTTTTGCATAACGGCTGCAACGCCGCGTGGTTTAATTTCTAAGTCACCTTGAATGTCTTCTGCGTCTTCGTTGAACTGCATGTTCCATTGGAAGTATGCTTCACCCAAGGGCTTTAGGAGCATGTCGTCGATATTCTTGATGACGGTCTTCATAGATAAGCCAGCAGACCCCATAAGCATAGAAAGACCGGCGGCGGTTCGCCCAGTTCCGGTTACTCCTGTCTGTCCGTGCATGATTGACGGGATGCCTGTCTCTTCATCAGCAAGCTGACGACTAATCTGGTACATCTGCAGGTTTTCTCCTGCGGTGTTCGGAAACTTCAAGCCGTTGATGGCTGTTCCGGTAACACCAGACTGACGACGGAATATCTTGCCGGGGAAAATATCCATGTTCTGTCCCGGTACGAGACTAGCTTCATCTACGTCAAAAACAAGGTTGCCTGCAAGAGCCAAGTTGTCAATAGCCATGCGAACATGTCCGTTCATCAACTTCTGGGCATCTTCCATGTTTTCCGCTACGCCAACACCCCAGAGTTGGTATGGGTTGACTTCATAAGGAAAGACTTGGAAAGGAATACGTGCTGGTGTGAACGGGTTCAGGACACAGCGAATAACCATGTTTCCGCAAACCCAAACATTAACCTGTAGTTCGTCGAACTCTGACATCTCGTCAGCTTCAGAAAGACCGGCTTCGTAGGCCATCTTGGAATCGAGAACACCCCAATATTCTAGGACTTCATAACGATTACCTTGATAGTATGCCTCTGTTTCATCCTCACGAATAGTGTCTTCATAATACTTGTCCTCGTAATTAGGACCTTTGGCAAGACACTCCTCAATAGCTTCAGAATTAAAGTGGGGACGTTTAATCAGCGCACGAAGCTGTTGACGATTCATGCGGTGACGTTGAATAACATATTCGCAGTCATCAATGCTAGTAGCAGATGGGTCTGGGTGGAAATCCCACACAGATACCATTTCAATCCGTGGAACGGTCTTTTCATCGGGGTTGTAAAAGCGTTCGCCGTTTTCATCGCGTTCCCATTTGTGAACACGCTTGAAGAAATTGAACGGACCCTTTACGATACCTGTCCCTAAAAGGGATGACTCAAACACAGCGTTACGCATAACGTTGACTGCATTCGTGTCGGTTAGTTGGTCGTGAATAACTTTTTCCATCCGAAGGGCTGCTTCTTGGGCAGGGCTAATCTGAGGTTCGCCCATTCGCGCAGGTCCTGCTGCTAGCTGTACGCCTTCATACTTTTTATTCAAGCCACCTAAGAAGTCACCACCCGGCCCTGCTTGTAATGAACCCGGAGCTAGTTCGCGACCATCTCCTGAAAATCCATAAGGGTCTTGTGGCTGGTTCTGGTCCAGTGGAGTTTCCATGTGAGCAAACTCCGCAATACCTTCTGGTATGGGAGTTGATTCAACAACAAGCGGAAACTTCTTGTTTGCGAACAGGATGTCGATTATCTGACCGAAGGCTGCAAGAACCTTGGTCTTGGTAATACGAACAAACACCTTGGACCGCTCTGAATCACGATACTGTGTAGTAGAATCGTAGATACCTCTAAAGTTTTTATATGCCTGTAGCCAACGCTGTTCGTGGGCGTATCGTCCGTTCTCAGCATCTTCGAACTTTGAATTGACATACGCGGCGAGACCGGGCATAAGTTCTTCAGGAGCAACTACAGATACGGCGGTATCATCTTCAGGCTGGAGAAAGTTATCTTCTGACATCTGATTTTAGTAGTCGCGTTCTTCAGCCATTTTCATAACTGAGGGGTCCACTGCCGTTTTAGTCATCTTCTTTGGCATGTCCTCAGTCAGAACGCCTTGCTTTGCCATTGTGTTGAACTCAAGACCCTCACGATACAGCTTGGCTGCACCACCTTGGTCGTCGATTGACGTTTTGTCGGAGTTCATAATGTAAGCGGCACCCATCTTATCCATGGTACTCTCCTTATCTAGATAAAAAGCCTTCGTCTCTTACAGGGGCGGCTTCAGGAACCCTGTCTGGTTCTGGAATCATGCCAGAATCTTGTGTGGCAATACGTGCCATATCTCTTTGCATCATTCCCTGCTCTACTTCTGGGGCTGGGATGAAGTCTTGTCCGGCGTAGGGGCCAGCAAGGTCTGCGGGACGGTCCTCTGGGCGGAGTTCGCCGGAAGCTAATTCACTAGGAGCCAGCATCATTGGCACAGCGGCTGCAGGGGCTGCTGCAAGACCTAAAGCACGTGCGCCAGCTTCTAAACCAACTTCTGCAGCAACAGCGGCTGGTTCTGTTACGATTTGACGGGCTGTCTCCAGACCCAAGGCTCCTACAAGAACCTTTGTTGTTTTCTTACCAAAGTTCTTAATCAAGCTATCAAAGTCGATGCCGTTCCGTTCGAGGAATCCCTTAGTATCGGAAGACAAATCATCGAAGTTCTTGGGGTCTGGGGATGCAACTGTAGGTTTAGTGACTTGAGGAACCTCTTCACGAACCGGAAGGTCGAAGTAACCTTCGTATCCTGCAGTTTGGGTTGTGATACGTGTCTCCGGCATCGGAATCTTGGATTGAATGTCAAATCCTGCTTCCTTAGCAGCATCACCCCAGAAGGTAGCGAACATGTTGGCATTCTGACGGTCCACCTCACCAACAGCACCCGGAAAGGCTTGCTGATAAGTAGTGAGTTCACCTGTACTGCTCTTACCGGCTGACTTGAGGCTACGACCTTGCAAATAAGCAAGTCTGTCTTGGTCAACGCCGATTGATTGACCTACAGTAGCGTGGATGTTACGTAAAAGGGCTGAACCCTTCTTACCAGAAAAACCTGTAGGAGCTAGCGTATCAAAATACTTACCCGTAGCAGCATCGAAGGCAATGTCTTTTACCTTGACATCTTTTAAGAGGTCTGTCATGTCACTAGAAGTGACTACCTTGCCGTTCGGTTTAGTAAAAAAGTTTTCTTTGTTGCCAGCAGCTAGGTTTTCTTGTAGGATACTATCTGCAATAGGGTTCAAAGGAATATTCACAGCGCGACCCTTGGCACCTTTGGTTTCTGCCTCAATGTAGATAGCACCGCTATCCGGCTTGTAAGCGTTTACCTGAAGACCCGCAGCAGCGTTAGGACGAAGACCAGTATTGAGGTTAAAAATGATTGCTTGGGCAATAGCTTTTGTGTTAGGATTGTCAAGATATTTAGAGACACCCGCGAACAACTGGCTCATCTTAGCTTTATCAGGATTGATTGCAACCTCTGATGCAGCTTTGGCAGGTTCGCTACGACCAAAGATACGATTGTTTAAATCCGTGTTCGGAGCCTTGTCTGGCAACAGCTTGTATTCGGGTGTGTCAGGACCAAGCGAACCCTTCAAGGTTAAGCCGACTTGGCGAAGGTTCTGCATCGCTGTCTTTACAGTCGATGTATCCTCAGTGCCTTTAAAGGTCTTTGAAAGAAGGGTGTTTCCTTCAGGGTCCTTTTCGAACAGGCGAAGAGCGGAGCCGGGTTCATCTGCAATGTCTTTAAAGAATTGTAATGAAGAGGTGACGAACGCCTTACCCCGCTTCGACTTCTCAGCGTAAGCTTCAGCAACTTCACGAAGGGTTGCGGTTTTGGGGTCTAGTTCTGCCACGGGTTGATTTGCTGCCTTCGGTGTTTTTGCTGTTGTTATATTCTTGGATGCAGATGCGCCTTTTTCTTGCATCTCCATAACTTTACCAAACTTCTTTTCATAAGCTTTAAAGCTGGCATCATCGAACAACTCTGGCGCACTTAATTTAATAGAAGATGCAATAGAAAATTTTGCATTTTCGTCAGCCAGAGGAAAACCAGAATAATCTAAAAGAGCAAAAGCCTGTTTAACAGTTAGCTTTTTAGGTGTTTTTATTCTGCCTTGACCGGGTTTCCCGCCAAACTCTTCGAACAAAAATTCTTCTTCTTCTGGGATATAAGGAATATCCATATATTGTCTAAAGGCAAGAGTACCATCCGTTACCATCTTTTCAGCGGTACCCATTTTTGTACGAATGTCAGTTGGCTCTGCCATACTCAGTATCCAAATGTAGCATCATAGGGCTTAAAGGTCTGGTCCTTTATCCCCTGAAGCGTTTTATGTATTGATTGATAACCAGATGTTCGCGTCATAACCATATATCGCAACGCATCATAGGCATGGTCCTCTGCTCGCGTGTCTACATCTTCGCTGTTAGTTTTGGAGAGTGGAATGCCTGATAACTGTGCAATGATATGCTTACAACTGGAAAAAATCCGCATACGGGGTTCTTTGGAGTACGGGTCGTCAGCAAGCCGCCTGTGTAATTCCATTTTTCCTTGAAGACGGTTGCGGTCTGAGGGAGTCCACCTAACCCCGGACCTCATCATAGTTTCTGCGATAGAAGGTCCAAATCCGGTTTTATTCCAACATGAAGAGTCCAAGACCGTGTAGTGTGGTGTGGGGTCTAACTCTTCACATTCTAATATTTTATCAGCCAATTGCTCTGCTGTCAAGTGTTTTACGTAAAGTTCACGATAAACCCAAATATTATTATCCCAGTCAATAGCACCCCACAGAACACACGACGGCGACGAGTAGCCGTAGTCGGCGGCTCGTATGCGGGGCCAGTTCGTGGGAAGGTCAAAATGTTCGACCACATGTCGTGTCCTTGAAAACTCTGGGAAGGCCGCTCCCTCTGCCACATCCCAATCCCCTTCAAGAAGCCGTCTACGCTCGACTTCTGGGAGTGACCGAAGCATGGCCTCGTACTGACCATCTGCCATCAGGAAGGGGTTATCTGTCAGCCGTGCTGGGATAAACTTGCGGTAGAACAGAGGCTGACCTGCTTTTGGGTGATTTTCAGGCCACACGAAAGTACGGCCTGTCTCTAGGTCCTTGGCCCCGAACGCCTTGTTGGGTTCGTGGGCATCAATGTACATCTTCTTGACCCACCAGCCGCCAACACCGCCGGGGTTAGCTGTGCAGCGCATGGTCAGGTTTGTCTGTAACTCAGGGTCTGTGGAGCGAAGACGAGAACGCAGATAATCCCAGACGTAGCTTGATGGGTACTGGGTTATTTCATCTATGCCAATCCAGTTGAACGCCTGTCCTTGGAAACGAGTAACGTCTTTATCTCTGTCGAGATAGGTGAACCACATGGTTGCACCAGACGGGAACACCCACGTTGACTTTGACTCGCGGAAGATGGCTCCGGGAAAAGCCTTGGGGTATAACTGCTTTGACTTGTCGATGAGTTCTGTTAGTTCGTCTAACGTGCGGCGAAGAAGAAGTCCACGATGATTAGCATTGTGACAATAGCGTAAGGGGTCAGCAAGTAGAGCAAACGACTTGCCTCCGCCAGCGGCTCCCCCATAGAGTACATCCTGTTCAGGGGCAGAAAGGAAATCTTCTTGAGGCCCCTCGTTAGGTTTAAATATAACAGGCGTGTCATCTATCAGGTCCGTTACGGCTTGGGGTAATACATCTAAATCACCAGCGTCTACTACGCGGGTCTTGTTGCCGTTCAGGGCATCTTGTATGTTCGCGGCTGCGGCAGTTAGGTCCTTGACCTTCTTGCGCTTGCGAGCAACACGGGTTTCTTCACGTTGCTGTTGCTTCTTTGCATTCCGCAACTTCATCTGCACAGAACGCCGCGCACGTTCCCGGTCACTAATCTTGTGCGTGGTTTTGGATTCGCCGGGTCTTTTCTTAGGTCTTCCGACCTTGCCTAAGTCTTCTGGGTTCGGGGGGACTAGGACTCTTTTGCGTGGGGCCACGGGTTAGTCTTTGTTGCCTATTGCTTTGCGACCACGGCAAGATGGCATATTCGTCACGCCGCCCTTGGTGGTGCCATATGCGTAGCCACGAACCTTACCGCCCTTGGCCTTTGATTGTCCGGCTATTGCCTTCGCCCTTGCATCATTTATTTGGTCTTTAGTCAAATCAGATTCTATTTCTTTTATTCTAGCAAGTAAGGGTGCTACTGCATCTCTAAAAGAAGTTCCCTCTGGTGGTCCAGTTTCTCGCATACGGTTTACGTCAGCGAGTAATGTTTGATATTCAGTTAGGTTAGCCATCTGTACTTGTCTCCGCTGTTGATGTGGCTTTGCGTCCACGATGTATCCGTGCCTGTTCCACCATTTTACTTAGTTCTTTTGAAAATTCTGTTCCCGACATTCCTTTTGGGACACGAATAGCGTCGCCACGAACCATAGCTTCTTTGATAGCTTTTTCATCAGACAGCCGACTCAAACCTTCTTTTTCACGACGAATAGTTGGGGCAACATATTCTACACCGTCCTGTTCAAAGCTAACAGTTCTCATAGTTTCGTTTGCGTAGGTTGTTGGTGTGGATGGGTCCATAGCCCTTGTTAACCACGCAGGACGTTTAGCCATCGATAACTACCTCTTTCTTGGGTGGTAACAGGACAACCCCGTGGATTGCCTGTACGTTGTGGTTCATTGTTTCCTGTTTTGCGATACCAACGCGGTTCAGGATGCTTTCCGCTGCCTTCATCCGCAAGTCATCCCCACGTTCGATGTCAGGGGCCGTTACGAGGCTTGCCAGCTTGTTCGCGGCTGACAGGGAGTGTCCCGCTAACATGACTTTGGTGCGTTCGATGATTTCATCGGCTAGACGTTCCTTGAGCCACGTGACTGACTTGGGGGAATAGCCAACGAGTTCGGCAGCAACGGTCATATTGCCGTTGTTTTCGAACAGAGCGTCGAGAAACTGCTCCTGCTTTTCAGTTAGGGCAGCTTTTTTACTTGTTTGGGGTAGTAAATTCATGGGGATTTACGTTGGTGTACCTTTTTGTTTGGTACATTTCCATTTTATGTTTAATTCAAAGAGGTTTGCACTCGTGGCAAACTCTGCCATTTCGTCGATACGACGGATGCAGTCGGGTTTACTAGGGTAGGGACCTCTTGTGTCGTTCAACTCAACACATTCTTCGGGTGCTGCAGCTAAACATATTAATAAGGCAGCTTCGAACATAGTGTTCTCCCGCGAACATGTGGCATACCCTTGTATTATGGGGGGTTTTGGAACCGCTGTCAACCCGTTTCCTGCATGGTTTACCATAAAATAACTAAAAATGAAAAAAAGGTGTTGACAAATCGTGAATTTGACGCTACCATAGGACCTAGTCCTGCCGGGGTAAACCCTATACACACCCCGGTCCCCCGGTTTCCCCCCAATGGTTCGCAAAGTTACCCCTGTTGGTTCGCCCAGCGGGGGTTTTTTCTTTGGGGCAACCCCGGTTCCCCAATGGTTCGCAAATTAACCATACCGATAACCTAAAAAGTAGAAAAAATATGTCGGGTTTGCATAGCAAATGCCGGGGGGGTGGGGTGTCCCTCGCGTACCCGCGCACGAGCCATATTTTTATCTTGTTTGTCAACATCGCCGAAACCTTACAGCCCGCCGCCGGTAACCAAACCCCGCGAACACATACGAAACCCCGCGAACATACGCGCCCGCCCGCGCCCGTGTAGTTGATTTGTCATGCCGGATAGATTGGGGGGTGGCCTTTCGGTCTGGTAAATGATAGCAATCTCGCTGCAATTCCAAACCCAAAACCCCAAGAGATTACCGCCGGTTATCGCCCATATATACAAGCCGGACAAAAAAAGACCCCGCCGGAGTAGGGGCGGGGCAAGGTTGGGGCAGGTAAGGGAGGAAACAACCCCGCCCCATAGGTTCGCAAAGTTACGCGGCGATACGGTAAATCTTCATGTATCTGCCTGCTTGACGGCTGCCAAGGTTGTGAATCTGGACGGTGTAACCGTTCTTTTTCAAGGTGGTCATCATCGCGTAAATGCTCTGTTTCTTACACTCAAGGTTACCAGCAAGCACCGGCACCGATTGGTAGCCGCGCTTTAGTTCTGCAACAAGCCGGTGATGCCGCGCTGCCATCCGATGCCAGTTGTTCGCGGGCTTTGCTGGCTTGGCTGCCGTGGCTTCTGGCAAGCTTTCAACAAGCGGCCTGCCGTGGTCATTCCATGCTTCATAGAGACTGGCGCGAAGCTTGGCCTTCTCTTGGCTTGCAACGGCATTCACCAGTTGTTCGCAAAGTTCCATGATAGCCTTATCATTATCAAACTGTGTCATTTTGTGGTTCTTTCCGCCCCGCAGGGCATTGGTTGGTTTAAGCAATAAAGACCGCATATATTATAGAGATTATCAAGAGTACGGTCAGGCTCCGATAAATTACATAGAGGGCTTCCATCGGTTATCTTTCATATCACAAAGAAGATTACGAAAAGCAGCAACGATTCAATCATGCTGCCACCGACAACCAAGCGTCACTATTCAAGACGCTGGCAACCTGTTCATTGCGCTTGCGCTGGACATCATAAACCTTGGCAGTTTTCTTGCCGGTCTGGTATTCCTTGCCGGTCTCAAGATTGGTGACGGTCTCATTCGTATGAGTTGCCCAATGGGTCAAAGCATTATAGGCCGCCCACATTGTCCCGCCCAGTTCGGGCTTTTCCTTGTCGAACATGTAAAGCAAGGCATTCATCAGGCGTTCGTTGACACCCTCAAGAACACCGGCCTTTACTGCTCGCCCGGTCTTTGCACAAATGGTTTCTTTCAAAATGTTCGCAAACTGCTCATCAGACAGCCGCGAACCCTGCCAAGCCCGCATTTGTTCGCGCTGGCTTGTCCACATATCCAACGAACCGCCCGCCTTGGTTATCATGGCTTCAACACTCAAATTTTTGGTATGCTTTGCTTTCTGGTGATAGGATTTTTCCCCGCCGAAAACCAAGGTATTGCGGCAAAGGTCACGATAGGCACCACTGAATATTTGAAAACACCAAGATTTGTCCACACTGTTAAAGATATCCATGCGGCATCTAACAAGGTCGCTGCTATCCCCAACGGTCGTTTGCAGGTCGTTAAAATGGATAGTGCGATGCGCTCGAAGCCCGCCTTCATAGAGCCGGTCAGTCACCGAAACATCACCAAGCGGCAAATCTGATTCGCCTAGTAAATGCGCCTGTTTTGCAAATAGCCGGTCGTGGGGTTCCAAGCGGTATGATTTACCGATGGGGGCAACGTCCAAAACGTCACCGGTCGCCTTGTTTTGTAAAGCCGAATAGTTCGGCATGGCGACAGGTTCGCAAATCTCGACAGCGTCCCAATCAACTCGACTGGTGATTGCTTCAATAGGTATTTTACGAACCGCCCCAAGCTTATCGAACAAATCGACGTTCGCGGGGTCGTTGTGTTCAAACGTATAAGTTCCGCTGCCGCAATTAACAAACTTGGCTCCATCTTCATTAGGTACTAAATCAAACATGGTTGGTTATTCCTTCTTTCTGGTTAATGGATGGCAGCGGGGCAAGGCTCTTTGCTTTTGTCCGCGTTCCTACATCCCCGCCGCCTATGATGCGCTTTCGTTCTTCTTCAGACTTACCGACACATCAATTAAGTTGTTTATGCCACCCGCCGCCGAATCGGTCAACAATAAAAATAGATAAATAAAATGGATGCCGCCCCGCGACTCGCGACACCCTTTGCTAATACCGCACCCAGTCCCCCCGAACCACCAAGAACACTGCAGGTAACATACTAGCCCCAATCAAAAAAAGTTAGCGTGGTTGATTTGTCATTTGGTCAATGTGTAACAAACAGGATTTGTTTATCCGGTGCAGACCAACACAAGGTACAGGTCGCGCAAGATTCAGCCGCGCCGGTTTGTTCGGGACAAACAATAGATTTGTTTTTAACTGGCTTGTATAGGTCGGCACTGTTCGCGCTAAACTGCCAATCCGGTGCATTACTAAAACGGACATTGAAACGGTCGTTAAACACACCGCGAACCGCACGAATTGCCGCCCCAATAGGACTGTTTGGCTCATAACCAGTAAAGCCCCAAATAGCCAAGTTATCAAATTTCATTAGCAATTGATGCCACAGGCCTACATATTTAAGAGAGTAAAAATCACCTAAAACATGCAACCGGACAATCACCCCTTTATAGGTGGCGCACAATTCTTCTATCTCATCTTTTATTCGCTGCTCTAATTCACTGCCATGCTGCAGCCGGTGCGCGAACATCATGTTATTACCATAGCAATTATCCCAATGGTAACATGAACGCGGGCAGGTGGCTCTTTCCTGCAAAGTAAGGGTATAAATCACATAGCCTTTGAACTTGCCCTTTTTAATTACAGGTAGTTTATCTTTAGATAACTTGGAATTCTTGGATTGCTTCAAGACCGAATGCGGATAATCAGATAGAACTTTAACTGATTTGGGATACATGGTCACGGCTGGCTTGTTTATATCTGCCTTTTTCATTGGTTCGGTTCCTTTGTTGGTTTGTTGATTACCTACCATTAAGGATAAAAACCGGCATGGTCAAGCTGTTTTATTTGCTGCCCTTGTTTTTTTAGATAACATTTAGGACAGGACAGCCCCGCCGGTTCGCGAACCATTGCCGGTTCCCCGCAATCATCGCAACGATACGCAGGGTTTAGCGTGGTTGGTTTGTCACGTTTTAGCGTGGGCGATTTGTCAAAAGTTTGGCGTGTAGTGTTTGTCATCGTTCAAGGCTCGCTTTAATGTGGCTAGTTTGTCACGTTCTGCGTTTGTCACCGGTTCGCGGTTCCACTCTTTGTCATGGATTTGTCTTCTTAGCGTGAAGTATTTGTCAGCCGTGTTTGTCAGGCGTGGGTCGTTTGCCGCGTTGGGGTATCGTGGCGTGATTGCGCTTGTCGAAACATATGCCAGTGTATGGCGGCACTCATAAGCGGTTCTCATATGTACTTACTCCAGTAATCATGCCACGCATCCACTAACCTTTCAGCGTATTCGTTTTTATCGTGTGTTCCCAACCAGTCGCGGTATGGTTTCATCCCTTCTACAAACTCGCCAAAATGTTCGCAGCCACCAATTATCGTATTTGCTTTGTCCCAGAAGTCTTCTTCTAGCTGCATTGCCCAAGCCTTGACCTTACCCATCGCAATTCTCCATGTACCACGTTTTGAACCTATGGTAAGCCAGTATTTTGTAGGCTTCTAGGTCGAGGGTTTCCCATTCTTTAAGGTCAAGTCCCTCATATCTAAAGCGGTTTTCCATCTCGCCATCCAACAGAACCATCAGGGCGTTAGCTTCTGTGGGCGTTAATTCTATCCAAAGTTTGGTTTGTTTAGCCATCAGCGTTTTCCTTCCAATCATAGACATCGTAGACATTCATAAAAAATTCTAGGGTATCAGGGTCGGCTTTAGTCGTATAGTAATCATACAGTTCTTCCGCAACAAAGGATATCAGCATATCCAAATCCATACTGTTAGCGCAATTCAGACAAGCATCTGAAATTTCGTTGTCTGTAAACTTTGGTTGGTTTATCGGTTTCATCGATTGTCTCCATCATAACCATGAAATTTGATATATTCTCTTATCTTATCTTTTGCTTCTTTAACGTGACCATATATGTCATCTAACGTGCTGTCAACTATGTCGGCATCTTCTAGTATCTTAGCTGATTCATTTAGGAACGCCAAGATATCCAAGCTGGTAAATTCAGATAGAACGTGTAGGTCACCTTCACCATCACAGACATCACACTTACCATAGGTGCTATCTATCCAGCCACCGTTCGCAAAGTCTGTGACAGGTTTGTCGTATTCGGCAATGCCGCCACCGTTGCAGGCGAGACAGGTTCTAATTATCGTTGCCATCGGTTATCTCCTGTACCCTCAACACTTTGGTATTTTCACCACCGACTAAGCCCACCATATCTATCTGAGCTTTTATCTGTGCCTCATATTCTGTGTTAGCGTGGACAATAACTTCACGAGTTGTTGTCGCCTCTACCTTAACTTCCCAAGTTCTTTCAGACATATCAATACTCCTTCAATGTATCTATTACCAGATAAATAACTATAGCTAAACTCACCACCAGATACCCAATAATAAACAGGTCATCCATTCCCACGTCGGGCATTTTGTTACCTAAACAAACCAAAGTCTGGCAGTCAAGCATAATATCTGCCTTCCCAGTCTTTTATCTTGAACTTGTATTGCATAGCCCTTTTACGGCTACAAACAATAATACCACCAACCCAGACCTCGTTGTCTGCAACCCTCACGCGGCGTAATCTTTCACCGTGTATCTTGTCGACTGCATCTAGGGCAAACGAACTGGATGGGTGTGGGTTGCTGACTATCGGTCTGGTGAACGGATGCTGGATAACGTACCATGAGGGATTAGCCATCTCTACTCATCTCCAATCCCATCAGGTTCATAACGTCAATGGTCAGGGCATCAATCATACTAAAGACCTCGTTAACATCCCAATATTCTAGGGGTTCCCAGTGGTTATCACTAAGAAAGTTATCTAGCTTTTCTTCTTCCCATGTGTCCCAGTCATTGGGCAAACGGTTAGCTAAAAAGTGTGCCGACATACAAGCAAATATCTCTGTGTGTTTAGCTGCGTATTCTGCGTGGGTTAGTTTCGTTTTCATTATTCCTGCTCCCGCACATCAAAGTTAAACTCGTGGCGCAACCTGTCTTTTGCATCCGACAGTTCTTGTAGGTCGTGGGCAGTAACAGCTTTGATACCGCCCATATCGGGATACAAAGCAGTCTCCAGAATTTCATCTAGCAACTCGTATACCTTGATGACAGCAACCCGCTGGTCGAGGGATAGCTTGGCTATACGGTTACGGCGTTGAATGCGGTCTTTTTCACGCAGGGCTGCAAAGTAAGCAATGCGTTCATCTGGTGTCATGTTCTCTAGTTTTTTAGCCATGTCATTTCTCCATCGGCTGTTGATACATAACCAATATCGGAAACAAAAAGGGGTGTCAACAAAAAAAAAACGAGGCCAGAAATAAATCTGACCTCGCTTCCCAACCAACCAAG